TGGTTCAATGGCACTTCCAGGATGGAACTCAAACAGGCCGCGAAGCAGTTCCCGGCATTGCCCGTCCGAGTCTGATTAACCGGAATCATGCGCCCCCTTCAGGTGTCGCTTCATCCGGTAATGGATGGTTCTGAAGGAACTTCCCGATACTCACCACGGCATTAACCATAAACAAACTGCCGACAAGTTCCCAAAACTTACCCGCATGAAAGTTGAAGTTTTCCGGCTCCAGCCCACTTACGACCAACCCGCCCGTGATAGCCGATGCGCCGCCGCTAATCCCGGCAGATAGAACGCCACGGACCCACGCGCCGATATTCAAAGTGTTCGCAACAGTTAACGCTCGAATCATTTCCTCTTCACCCGCCCCGCCTTACGCTTCCTCGGTGTTTTCCGCTTCGCCTTATCTGCCACGGGGCCAACCGGCTCAGGCATATCCATTTCCGCAGGAGGTGTCAAAGTAACCGGCTCACCAGTCAGAATTAACTCTCGGAATTCCGCGACGGGCATCGACACGATACTCCGCAGGAAATCCGAATCGTACATCGAAACAAACGCCTGCTCGGCTTCTTCCGGAGAATTGAATCCAATCAATACCTTGTCTTCGTCTTCACGCGCCGCCACTTCCGGCCCAATGTCTTCCATATCGACCACGTAAACCATCGGCGCATTCAGCGTCGATCCAATAATGCAGTCGATTTCATCGCCATCCCGCCCAACCGTATTCCTGATGAATCCGTAATGGTGCTTCATCAGACGGTCATAGACGATCTGGTTATCCTGATTCCGTATTTGCCGCCGCGATCCGCGCCGGAATTCGATCTTGACCGGAATCCCGGCAACGTCGTACTCATTCGGTATGCCCGCTGAATCCTTCGCCCGCGCCACCAATTTACGGAACAACGGCGACGGCGTATCAGCCGAGTCAGCCGCGCCGCCAAACAGCCCTGGCTTAGGCGTTTCCGCGCCCTCGGTGGCGTTGGTTTCGTCTTCCGGTACATCCGGTCCAAATAGCTCCCCGGTCATGCCCCCGGCCTTTTCCGCCGCTTCAATATCCTCGTCGGTAATGTTGGTCCCGAAGCCCGTTACATCGCTGGACTGCTTCAGTTCCTTGAGCGCCTGAGCTTTCGTCAGAATCCCGGCATTGACCAGAGTATTGATATTGTTCGTGGCGATCTGCGACAGGTTCGCCTTTTCTTCATCGTTCAGAACGCGAACGCTTGGAAAGACAAGATCAAGGTCTTTCGGGATTTCCCCAAAGCAACTCATCGCCAGAATCGGATAAAGCCGATCCAACTGCGGGCGCAACTGATCTTCCTGCTCAACGGCGATCTTTTCCTCATAGACTCGTTCGTCCATGTCGTTCGCCTGACCAAGCCCGCTGATCGTGCGCCCGAACAAACGTGACACCGGAATATCCGCCGCCCCGGCAATGTCCAACTGGAACTGCTGATAAATACCGTCCCACCCCGCCGCTTGAACGCTAATCTGTTCCAGCCCGCCGCCTTCCGGCAACATCAACATGGACTGATTACTCATCAACTGGTTGATGGATTCCATCCGGCTCTGAAATGCCACCAGAGCGTTCTGATTCATTCCAGCACCAGACAGCGCCTGGGCAAGATCGTTAAACCGCATCCCAATGATGGATGCGCGGAAAGACAACGAGAGAATGTTCCAGCTCATGTTGTCCCGCTTTCGGATTTCCTCAAAAGCAGGCTCAAGACAAGAAATACCCCAATACTGCTGTGCCTGATACTCCGGGGCCGGGACCGAAGGACCGTTGAATCTCAGAATCCGACTGGCATGAACCGTAAACCCATTACCGCCTTCCGGTGTCTGGACCCGATACTTTTCCGGCAAATTAAAAAGCAACGGGCTTTCAATGTCATTGCAAATCGACCCTTCCGGATAGATACCACTCCAGCGGTCAAACGGAATCAGCCCTTTGTACGAATCCGGTTCAATGTTTTCGTAATCCAGCGGTTCATCTAACCGATTCTCGTGACCTTTGATGACAATAAGCGCACCAGCCCCACCGAACAGCCGCGCCCATTTCAGGGTCGTCATTAACTGCTGTTTGGTATTGGTTCTGCGAATCGTCCGGTCAATGCTGGTCAAATCTGACGGATCAATATCCGAAGTCAGCCGGGGCCAAGCCCGCACCATATCCTGCGCCGGCGTGTCCACGATTCTGCGACTAATCCAATGATTCCGGTACAGCGTAATCATCAGCCAGTAATCATAGGTCCACCGGACCATGTTGTACTGCGTGGCTTCCGTCAGCGACGGCGTACCGAAGCCCATGCGGGCCGCGATGTTCGTAAACGCATCGAAGCCCTGTACCCGATTCGGAGGCGGCTGCAAACCAAGCCCTACTGCACGCGCATCCTTCGCTTCATACGTGCGACCAATCCGCGCCCCGAGAGCGCGGTGCTTATTGATCGGTTGTGCCGTGGACATTCAGTAGTGACCTGTTACATGGCGTAACGTGAAGCGACAGGCCGTTACGCCATATTGGTTTAGATGACGGTGTGGACGCGATACGAACAGTCAATCTGCCCGGTTGCACCGGTCCCAGCAGCGAAATCGGCAGTCGCCGCGTTCATCCATATACCGAGATTCTGAAGCGATGTATTAGCCGTCACCGGGATCGCGCCAGCAAGAACCGAAGTTGTATGGCTGGCTGCAAACGTAGTCCAAAATGTTGCTGCGATAGTTGTCGCCATTGCGTTGGTTGTGGCCGAAGTCGAACCGTAACCAATCGTCACCGCGCCGCCACCAGTAAATGCCGCCGAACCATACTTCAGGTCAAGAATGCAGGACTGCATCTCGATCATGGTCCCCGCGCCCTGCGCTGGAAGGATCGACACCCCGACAGAGTTCAATGTCTGCAATTGAGAAAGAGTCAGCGGGATCGAAACGAACTGCGTCGTATTCGCGGCAAGCTGCGTTGATGTGATCGACCCAGCGTTGATCTGACCACCGGGGATAGCCGTGCAATTCATGCAATTGATTGGCGGCTGCGTCAGGACCGTGCCTTGACCAGTCGAGCCAATCCACCACACCCCATTACCGATACTCTGCTGTGCGTTCAGCCACAAACCAGTGGCACAAATAACAGCGATCAACGTCGCCAATGGAGCGTATTTTTTCATAGAAGATTCCTTTTGACTGTCAGGCTGCTTTGCGCTGATAAAGATGCTGGAATGCCGTCCGGTTCATCATCGTGACCGAACCATTCCGATAAACCCTATGAGGCCACGTAACCTCATCAAGCGATACCAGAGGTAGCGGTTCGCATCGGCAATTCGGACATTCCCCGCTGTGATATTTCCCAAGCGTGCTCTTTTGCCCGATTAATACTTCCGGCGACGGTGGATCGTTCCAGAACACTATAATGTTGTTCATCTTGCGATGCGATTCACGCACGCGCCGGTCATTCGATGTGATCCAAACGTAAGCCGGTATGTCCAGGTCTTCTGAACGGACCCGCGTCACTTCCGTGTGCGCTTTGGATATTTCCGTGCGGGCGATCAGTTTGATCTTGTTTGCGGTAAGCTCCGCGCACTGAACCCGCAACATCTTCATCAGGTCGCCGGTTCGCTTGCCCTTCCCGGCTTCCTCCGCTGCGTAGCGCGTGACCTTTTGCGCTAAATCATACGGGATAGATTTAATGAGCTTCGCGTTCTCATCCAGAAGATTCCGGTATGCCTCCCGCATGGCGGGCCGGTTCATCTCCTGCTGCAATGCCCCATATATACGCCGCGAGTGCGTGGCTTTCATCACGGCTTCACGCCATGATTTCGCGCTAGTGAACGCGACTCCCGAAACCATGCGCTCTGCGGTACGTTCCGCCGCTTTCTGGAATTTCGGGTCTTGCGCTATCGCTTCAAGTGCCTGACTGGTTGGTTCTGAGGGCCGGAAACGCTTAAACAACTTCAGCATTTCCCGTTCGTACAGGTCGATCAATCGACCCCAGGGTTTCTTTTCAATCGCCGTCTTGACTGGTTTTTTTGTCGGCATTGTCTCGCCGTGCGCTGAAAGCGTAATTGGAGAACCCGCCGGCCAAGGTCGCCAGCGCAGTCAAAATCGGCATCAAACCGTAACTTGTCTTTTCTTCCACTTTCCCCAACGCCACCGCACCGGCCAAAACTGCCAGAATCAGCAACAGGCAAAAGCCGAAGATCATCCGCATCCGATCAGAACTCAATCAGCACCTTCCGGCACGCCAAAGTCATCGTTCGCGCGAAACGCCGCCCATTGCGGAAGTCCATTCGGGTCGGGAGGCCATGAGTAAACAAGATCACTAGAAACCGGAACGGACACATGCCCGCATTCCCACCACAGAAATACAGTACCAAGAACCATTCAGGACCACTCTGGCAGGTCTATCGTCTGCCCCTTAAAGCCATGTGAACGAGCTTGCTCATAAAAATCTACGCAGAATCATCATCGGTGATGATGAGTGCAACGGCACCCACCACCAACAACATGAGAACCACCATTACGAAGCGGACGGTGCCGCTGGAGCAGCTGCGGGAGCAGCAGGAGCCGGCGTCCAGATTCGACTGAACCTTTTTCAGGCTGGCAACAGCCGCCTCAATCGCCGCCGAATCGTTATTCGCCTGCGCTGCTGTAATCGCTGCTGTAATCGCTGCGGTTGCTGCCGCAATCTCCGCAATTGCGCTGCTGGTAAGCGCGGCTACTTCTGCGTTCAAATCGTCAATAGCTGCCATGATGTATTTATTCTACTTCTTGATTTCCTGAACATCAACCAGAATTACTTCCAGTATTAGTCTTAACTGATCGAAACTATCCATGCCCTACCTGTCATCCCGGCTGCGGTGCATGGATGATCGATAATGCCCGTTGCCATCAGCCTGTCGAATCCCGCTAAGGTGAAGCATGGATGTGTGCGTCGGACCAAATCGCTGATCCAGTTGTTCCATCACGCTATCGAAATGCTCTTTCGGTTTCGGCTTCAATGCCTGCGCGGCACGGTCAAAAAAATCTGGTTGCTGCTGTTTCATGCGTTCACTTCCAATGGTCTAAATTGCCAGCGACGATATCGCTGATCCAAATATACAACGGGCGAGCGACACAGGCCGAACCGAAAATAACCAGAGCAAGGCCAAAACCAATTACAGCGTCCCGAATCGTCATGCCGCCAACCTCCAACTAGGAATTCGCGTATTCACAAAGTACCGGCACGCATCCGGCGCATGGTCGTGCGCTTTAATCGGCTGCTCGCG